TACAGTAGGAGTTGCTGTAAGAGTGATTGATCCTCCTTGTGGATTAACAATTCTTCCTGAAAATGAGAAACTATTGCCATTTCCGATTCCATTTCCCTGATCTCCATCAGTAATAATGTATTGAACAGTAATTACTGCGTCATTTTCTATCTTTTTACCAATTATTCCGTCACCAAACAACAATTCATACCTTTCATCTTGAACTTCTTGTATTAAAAAGATTTCTGAGGTTGCATCTACGTCTAAAATGTTGTCAACTAGTGAATATTCAACCCCAAGTGAGCCAGGTGAATCACTAGGCCCCTTAACATACACTTTTATGGTCGAAGTATCGATATTTGGGTTGTCTAAAATGAATCTTTGGTCTAATGAACCATCAAATGTGAAGACTTTGTTGAGAAATGTTCCTTCTCTTATCAAAATATTGGTAAATGATGCTACAAAAGTGCCTGGAGAGGGTTCTTTGATAGGTGTAGAGATGTCTTCCGACGTTGAGAACACATATGAGGTGTTATTTGCGTCTCCTACACACACTAAACCTGCCTTTATGGTTGCTGTAGGGGTTAAATTAAGTGAAGTTATGTTTAAACCTACATCAAATGATACTTCTGCTGTGGCCGCTGTCCTAGAACGAGGTACATAACCTATATTTCTTGCTAATGATACAACATTTTCTCTAACTGTTGCTGAATCTAGGAAAGATTCGTTCACAACCATGTTTGAGTTGAATGCTGTAATATACGTATTATAAGCTAAGGTGTCTATAAGGACAGAAAAGTTCGATCCTTCAAAATCAAAGTCCGTAAAAGTAGAATTTGCACGGAGATATGACTTAATTGAGGTTTTTATCTGATCAAAATCAAGATCTGTAAATTTAGTAAAAGGCATATTATCTTGTTGCTTCTAGGATGAACGAATATTCTTGTGTTGGAAACTCTTGTCCTACAATATCAAAAAGAACGGTAATATTAAAAGTATTAGAATCACTATTAGGATCTACTCCAACGTCTACATTCTCTATTCGTGGTTCATAGTTATCTAATGCGATTGCTATTTGTTGCTTAATAGTAGATGCAGTACCAAAGTCTACAAATTCAAATAGACTTTTATGGACATCTGAGCCTAACAAAGGACTAAAGAAGCGTTCAGTAGGAATTGTTTGCACTATATTTCTTACTGATCTACGAATTGCATCCGCATTCTTCAATATTTGCAAATCATTTGTTACAGGATGGGGTTTAAAAGACAACGAAATGTCTTTAAATGCCCTAGATACCCTCTTAATCGCCATTGGACAAAGGTTTTTTATTATTTATACCCGTTTCCCCATAAAAAAAGTGCCCCTTTCGAGACACTTCGGTTATTTTCCTTGTCCTCTGTACTTTTTACGAGCCGAGTTGCGGGATGTGGGTGCATATTTTGAGTGTTTTCCTCTTCCTTGACGAGTTTTTTTGGGTGTCGCCTCCTTAAGTGTATTCGTACTTGAATAAATTGCCATAATTACTCTGTGTTAATTTTAGTTTTGATAGTATCGGGATGTGGAAGACCTGTTTGATAGAATTGAATCGCTAAGTCCTCCATCATATCGAAGTATTCTCCTTGGGTGAGGCCTGTGTATACCTCCTTCCCATCTATAAGAATACTATATGACTCTGGTCTTTTCATGTCCCACACGCACACGTGGATCGCACCAGATTTCGAAACCTGCTTCTTTCGCATCGAGACAGAAAGAAACATCTTCACCACACATGTCTTGTACTTCGCCACTCTCGAAGACTTGCATCTTGGGTGCGAACCATGGATAAGGCAGTCCTTCGTTTTCAAATACTCCATTCTTAATAAGAAGCCATCCGAAACCTGTGTAATCTACTGTGAAAGGTTTCTTTCTCTTTGAGATACTTTCAACTGTTTCATGATTCATGACTCCACCGTTGTTACGGAAATCATCTTCTTCTAGCCAATGAGCAACTGATGTTGTTTTTCCATCCTCTGTAGCATACCAACCTGCTGCTATATCTTTTTCCATTAGCACGAGTTGGAAGAATTTCTCAGAGTTAAAAACAATATCAGAGTCAATCCATAATTGCCAGTCATATTTTAGTTTTCCATCCCATGGAATCTGGTTAGGCCCACGGAGAACATTTGCACCTAAACATTTGCAACGGGCAAAATTCACCATTGATGAATAATCTTGAGATATCTGAATACTTGCACCAGCCTGAACCAAATCGAAGCAGAGTTGTACAAAAGATTTTAGATATTGGTATGAAACTCCTCTGCCAGGCAAGCAAAATACTATTGATTTTCCTTTTACTATTTGCTTTGCCTTATCGTAATCCCATTCCTGCACTTGCTTTTGTGCAGTCGGTGGTTTTGCCTTCACCGTGAATCCTTTAGCCATAATTGTGTTAATTCCTTCAAGTCAATTATATCACCTTATATATGCGTTGTCAATCAATTAGGTATCTTCGGTTATTATCACTTCACTATCTACAATATTCCAGTTCAATTCTGAATCTTCGAACCATCCCATCTCATTGATTATTGCTTCTGGTATAACCACTTTATACTCCCCAGTTACTGAATCGACCTCTATCGTCGAAAAAATATGTCCGAAATTTTTTTGCATTCTGAAGGGGATCGTATATGTTTTTATATAGCGAAAAAAATTTTTATATAAAGAGGAATAGTTATCTCGCTTCCGTAACACTTTGTAGGTTAGGGTAGTTAGGCGTTTTCAAACGCGGGACGGGCGAACGCCCCCATCATCGGGGGCACTGTCCAATTCACCAACTAATAAGGCATTGAGTCAACACCGTGGGCTGTCTCAATCAATCCCTTGATGTTGTCCTGTTGCAACTTCAAAACTATCTGGCTGTTCTTATTTGCTTTGCTCATTCCTAAGAATGCNTTGATGCCGTTGTTGCTTGTCAGTCTCAACCTTAGGCCTGTATCAATTTCAGAGCCGAAGGATTTGAACACAACCTTACGGCTGCTCTTACCTCTACCCTTTACCAACTCGGCCCTATAGCCATTCTTTAAAAGTCTAACAGACATAATGCCAGCATCCTCTACCATGTGTAGCTCCTTAGACTCTGTGTCATTGATCGCCATGACCATCCCCGCATTGTCACGCACTAGCACCTGATGAAGCCATGCAGTTAGATTCTCTGAAGTGATACCATCCAGCTCCTTCTCACAGTGGTTGGCAAATGCAGAACGCATAGGCTCAACCTGAGCGGCTGCCTCAGGGGTGTTTCTGTAAAGGTCAACCAATAAGAGAAAATCACTAAAGCGGCCAGTGTCAACTAATGAATCAACTTTTGAAGTGTTGACCCAATCGAACGAACCGTTTTTTAGCCCCTTCTTATGCTTGATGCTAATGGGGACATTCCCTGCCATTGCGTCGGCCTTATTCTTAGTCCCTCCCAAGTGCTTTACCTCATCCTTGAAAATTCCTGCCTCATTCAAGAATGCGATTGTGTCAAGCTCATTTTTGATGCCTGAGTTGTGAACTGATCCGTCGGTTTTGAACATTGATTTAAATCCGTGTTTTGTGTATATGGCCAGTATAAACGAAACGGCCACCATTTGGGTAAATGGCAGCCGCTTTGCTTATTGGCACATGTCCTCAAATCTTTGCTTTGTGATTTCGGTTTGCTGCTGTTCGTTCATATTTGGGAACTCTTCGCAAACCTCATCAAAAATTGACTCAAGGATCATTTCGTTTTGGATGCAACTCATTTCTTAACCCTCCTTGATTTCTGTGATTAGNTCATTCATTTCTGTCAGGTCTGCCTCTCCCCAATCTGCACCGTCAGGGGTTGCACCGCATACGCTTAGATCATCCGCCACGACCTCAAGGAAAGAGAGAAAATCTGCATAGTTGTTGCTTTCCTGAGCAATCCCATAAAGTGAAGGGGTGTTATTGATCCAGAGTGCACAATTCCAAGTTGTCCAATCTGTCCAACCGTTGTAGTCTGTTTTTGTGTCTGAAAGATTGATTGATGTTTGAACCATGGGTGGAACTCCTTTTGTGTATGTACTTATTATAAGGTGCCTTAAGCACGAATGGGGATTTTATGTGCCACCTGCTGGACTGTCTGCGGCCCACTTGACGTTGTTGAAGTTGGCATAGGAGAATAATTCTCTATCAACCAACTTATAGCTACCCCCGTCAGAATGAATGACATAGCCCTCTGCATCGATGTTCTCAATAGAATCCTCCTCAGGGTTTACAATGTATGCGTCAGGGCCCCACCTGTGGCGGCACTGACTTAATGCTATCATCTTTAAAGTCTTAACGCTCAACCAAAATGAAATGAGCTTAGGATTGTCAAACTGGTCGGGGTCTATCTCCTTACCGTCACGGATATAGCTATTTAATTCTTTCATGATCTTCTTAGCCTCTTTGGCGGATGCGAACACCACCAACTGAGCCATGGCCCTCACGAAACCAAGGTACATGCCAAAATCAAACTTATTGCCAAAACGGTTGTAAGAATCAATAGCCGTACCTGCATGGGGTTTCACGAATAGGCACATTTCAGTTCCTTCCAAATTTTCCAATAGGGGTTTGGCCTCTGCATCCCTTAGGTCACAGTCGGCTGTATATTCAGTATGAGGGGCCACAATAATATTCTCCATAACAACGGTGCCATCATCGTGCATGTCAAAATCATACTCAATTGTATTAGGGGTATATTGGCCCTCACCCCCAAAGCCGATGAAATCACCCTGAATAATAGAATCAGTGTCAGGGAGACAATCAAAACACTCATGCAGTATCTCGGCCACCTGGCCGTTGTGGTTTCTGTCTATGTCCTCATGACTCTCATTGATTTTGATTTTGATCTTATTAAATACGGATTTTGTGCCCACGAACTGATTGCCAGTAGCTGGGTTCTTACCCCATACTATGGCTGGTGCTCCATCATACTTGACGCTGACATGCTGCTCCATTAAAAAAGCATCTAAAACAGATAAATCACCTGTCAAGATGCTGTCCTCAGGGTGCTCAATGTGAAGGTTTTTTGTCATAACAAAATCAGGAAAAATGTTTGTTGTGGGTGAGGTAGCAGATGTCTGACCTTAAGGTCTCAGGGATGCCAACCTCTTCCACTCTTATAATATAACACGAAAAACCCCCTAATGGGGGTTTAGTGGACAGTTTACGAAGCGGTTATGGTATCAAAGAATTCTTGGGGTTGCTCCTTTGCTAACACTCCATCTAACCACTTGTTAATATGACGTGAGGTTGTCACTGACCAGAATTTAGAAGTTCTGTAGTAACCGTTATCACTCAAGCATGCCACAGGTGTTTTGTATGAGAATAAAACCTGATACCCGTTGTCAAAATCAACTTGGGTCATGTTTGAGGCGATTGGTTGAAGTCGCATGTTTGCTCCTTTTGTTTACTCTTATAATATACCAATAAAAAACCCCCTGTGGGGGGTTTGGTGGTCAGTTTCTAAACTGTCCATGCTTTGACGGTTTTGACTGCCTGTGCATGGTAGGGTTGAACTGCCTTAAAACCTTTTGAGAAGTCACGAAGTAATTCCTGGATCTCATAGTTATGAATCGCCCACCTTGTCTGAATGTCCTTAAGGTATTTTTGAGGACTGATNANACGNGCGGTTGACGGTCTCTTAAGTGTGGTTACTTTTGAGACTGCCTTGCCACCTTTAAAGGTTGTGACAGTGACCTTGGGTGTAGAAGTCTTACGGGTGCGTCTCTTACGTGTTTTTGTAGGAGTTGCAGCAGGTGTTGACTTAACAGGCATACGAATTGATTCGTTTGTTTACCTTCTTATTATAACCATAAAAAAACCCCTTTGGGGGGTTTGGTGGACAGTTTATCAAGTGGATAGCTCTGCCTTAATGTGTAGTTCCCAAACATTCGGNGTNAGACCATCACGGGTCATTGCCTCTAACGCAATTTGTGAAACGGTCTCTAACTCCTCAGGGGTGAGTAATTCGTAGAGATCAATCATGCGTCATTCAATGGGGATCTCCCACGCATGGCATAAATTGGTCTTTCAGTCTGACTGAATTCCTGGAGAAAATAGTCAACGGTGATTTCAGTCTCTGAACAGAATTTCTCAACTTCAGAGTAAATGCTGGAATCGTAGTTTGTCATATGAAAATCAATAGGGTTGACGGATGGAAAAGATTGCATTTAATATTCGATGTCAGAATTGAAATACGCATCAACATCAAATTTGGTCTCTTCCTTAGTTTCTGAAAATGCCTCTTCCATAAGGATGGAAAGTGCTTCTTCTTCAAAACGTGGATCAATCATGGGTTTAATTCCTTTGACTCTTTAATAATAGCAAAAAATCCCCACTGTGGGGGATTTGGTGTGCACTTTATAGAGTGTCATACTCACTGACTTGACACTCATGTAAATCATTTAAACTGGCAAGACAGTTCCTGACGCATCTACGGATGACTTGACGGGTTGGCGTTGACGCATAATCTACGGTGAACGGTGAATACTCCTTAATGATTCGATTCACGCAGATTGAAATGTCACTGCTGCCGATCTCTTCAACGTCCGTGAACATAAAATCCACATTGTCTGAGATGATTTCAAAAAGCATAAGTGCTCCATTGATTGACTCTTTTAATATAAACGATCACGGGCACGAATGGGGCAAATGGTAGACACTTTGTGAACTGGGCTAAGCCGTCGAGGGACAGAGGCCTAGGCCTTTCGCAATAACGCATTCTTATTGAGAATGATTTGTTAATAAAAAAGGGACGAAGATTGCGTCCCTTAAATGTTATTAATACGCTGAACGAAAAATGTTACCCATAATGTCCAACGTTTCTTTACATTTAACAGTTGAATCATCATGGTCTTGATATTCACATAGTGCGGAATCTATCAAGTCCCATTGTTCATCAGTAAAGAAATCACGGATTAGGTTAATATCTTTGTGGGAATAATCCTTCCCGTTGATTGTTAAGAATGCGTCCATATTACTGACCATTCTTATAAGAACCCATGAGGCACTTGCCGTACCATATCTCAGAATAACCGTATTCTTCAGATAGGTCTAGGCAGATTGCCCAACACTCATCAAGTGTTTTGAAGACTGAATTCTCATGTGGAGCAGAGTCACACACGACTGCGTAAGGTAACGCAGGATTGAAAGTGGTATTTGGATTAAACATAAACTTATTATACACACAAAAGGGGTCACTTCGCAAGCGACCTTGTGCCACTAAGCGAAGCGGCTTAAGCCGACCCCACTGGTACCCCTTCCGTGTGCAAAACTAGGTGCCTATGAATTGTGAAAAGTTTGTCGAGGTTTACCCCTTCCAACTCAGTCCACTCACTCACATAATCCCACGCATCAAGATCCGCAGTGCCGTCCTCAAAGGCAGGGCACGAACAGAATTCAAAATCGTCATCAATCCAGAAGAATCTTCCAAAGTGCACTGAAAGCATCATGAAATAACCTGAGATGAATTCCATAAGGTTTGAGTTTCGATTACCCCTGTAATATAACCGATTTTAACAACGAATGGGGAAAATAGTGGACAGTTTGCAAACTGGTCTCGGCCCAGCGGCCCAGGCCTGGCCCAGTTCACAAACTGGTACAATCTCGGTTGAAATGGTCACGAAATCGATTATAATAAGAATATCAAAAGAGCAGAGGTATGCTCTCTAAAATCTTCGCCACGCCCCCTGCGATAAATTATTATTAGCAACAAATAGAAACATTCTCAATAAGAAAACCTTAATGAGAATCAATAAGATCTTGTTATTGAGAATGAGATGAGAAATAAAAAGAGGTGTGCCACCTCAT